AGTTCAAGATCCGATGGGGACTTACCGGATCATTCACGTCAAACGGTCTGGAAGACGTGTTCGGGCAATGCAAGGTCGTCGACCAGACGCTACTAGGCCGCAGCAAGGGCGCGTTCTTGCAACAATACTTCTACTGCGTGAACCGCGACTTTGGCCAATGGGAGCCGCTGCCGCAGGCGCTGCCCAAGGTCATGGAGGCGATCAAGCCGGCGACCTATGTGCTGGAGCCTGGCGAGTATAAGGACAAGCTGCCGCCGCTCAACATCGTCGAGATCCGGTGCGAACTGGACGACCGCGAGCCATACGAAAACATGAAGAAGGAATATGTGCATGAAGAGATCACGGCTCCGACAGCGGCTGCTGCCACAAACAAACTTCAGCAGCTCACCTCCGGCTTCGCTTATGATAGTCAAGGCCATGCTCAGTGGTTTGGACGCCAAAAGTTTGAATCTCTCCGAGACATCCTCGACGAAAACCAGCGCGACAACACCATCATCGTCTACAATTACAAAGAAGAACTAGCCGAGCTTCAGCGCAGCTTTAACGTCACGACGATTGACGCGCCTGACGCCATCGAACGCTGGAACGCCGGCAAGATCGAACTGCTGGCGATCCACCCCAAAAGCGCCGGCCACGGGTTGAACTTACAGTTCGGCGGCAACAAGATCGTCTTCCTGTCGTTGCCATGGTCGCTGGAGTTGTTCGAGCAGACGGTTGGCCGGCTGCATCGCAGCGGGCAGACGCGCGATGTTTGGTGCTACATCATCATGTGTAATAAAACTATTGACGAAAGGATCTTGTCTAGTTTACAAGACAAGAAATCTTTAGCGGAAATCGCCCTTGCAGAACTTAACGTGGAAAACCCTTAACGATCAGCTTGCTGATCTTACCGAGACAGAAGTGAAAGATCTTCTGGAGGAAGAGATGCGTCACGCCCGGCGCTCTACGATCCTAGTGCGGCTGCATCAGCGCTTTACGGTGCTGAGAATGTTGCGAGAAAGGGCGGCCATTATGGAGATGATAGATGAATCCTCAAGAACTACTGCTGCAAGCCGCTAACATCATTGACCAGCGCGGTCAGGGCTACGGCGGTATCGAGAACAATTTCCAGCTTGCGGCGGATCTGGCGACGCTGCGAATTGGGCGTGATTTTCACCCCTACGAGATCGCCATTATCCTTGCTTGCGTCAAGAATGCCCGCGCGTTCAATGCGCCGAATCACATGGACAGCCATGTTGACGCGGTAAACTATGAACTGTTCGCGGCGACGTTCGCGGACGATTACGCCATGTCACGCCAGCAGGTCCAGTATAAAACGCGCGCTAACCTAAAGCCGGCACGTTCGACGAAGCTGACCGTAATCGACGACAAGCCGAGCGACAGCGCTGTCGCTGGGGAGAGCGCGTAACTCTTTAGCCGCTTTGGTTTGGAGTTCGGCTGAATAGTCGACCAGCGGGGGGCACCTGCTGGTCGATTGACACCCACTAAAACTTGCCAGCATCAAGATCAGCGGCAGTTTCGTCTTTGGTTTTAGGTGCTGCAACCTGACCCCTTCAATCGTTTGGCTTGGTGCCGCCCGTGACGTTCCAGTCTTTAGCGGCGACGAGGCCCAGCCCGACCAGTGCATTCTGAAGGTCATCCCAGTTAATAGTCTTAGTTTGCCAAGCGTGCCAGACAACGCTGGCAAGAGCGATAAGACCCGGAACGGTCGTCATCCAGTTAACTAACATTTTAGCCTCTTTTAGTTACATGGTCGCGACGTGCTATCACGGGCGATACATTCGTAATACTTCAGGTCGGCGCAACCTGTCAGCGCGAGCATAAGTCCCGCACAACAGCATAAACGTCGTTTATTCGGTTCGACCAACCACGACCAAAGGTAGCCCATGTCGGTAATCCTTTTAGAAAGCCCAGTCGCATGTCTGTCAGTCTGACGCCAAGATAGGCTTTAGCGGCGGCGATAGTCTTTGGCCCGATTACGCCGTCCTGAGTGACGCCGACCATAGACTGAAGATACTTGGCCGCACGGCTGACACCGCTGTTGACCGCAAAGTCAAACACGGCGAAGTCGAGGCCATCCGGCAGATCGTCACCCCGGATCTTGTCCCAATATTCCTGACGGTAGATCGCCGCGACTTCTGAATCCGCGATCTGAAACACGTCCTTCTGGCTAAGCCCATGCTTTGCCCGCCACGCATTGTAGGTGTTCTGCGTGATTCCGTAGGCAGTTCGGCCGCCAGGGTCGCGCGGGTCGTCGACCTTGCCACCTTCGTAGCGTAGCGTCGCCTTCAGCGCGGCGTCGTAATTCTCTTTCATCGTTGGCTCACCAAGTCACGGATGCGGTCTAGGCGTTCGAACACCTGATTCAGCACTTGATTAAAGTCCTCGCGGGTCACATAGCGCCCAGCGACTAGCACTTCAATCTGGCCGACCTTTTCGGCCAGTTCCTTGTCGGCTTGCTGTAGATCCTTTACAGCCGCCCAAACGGTGTTGAGCGTCCAACCGCCCAGCACGCCGATGACGCCGATGGCCACATCAAAAAGAACTTGATACTCGACCATCATTGCCTCGACATTGCGTTTTGGTTTTCAGGGGCTAACATATTTTGCGCAGCGATACCGCCAGTTATGGCAGCGCGGCCTAGCGTTCTTGCCCGCGATTCTGGTGGGCGAACAGCAGTGCGGCGCGCAACGGCTTGCTCAAGAAGATCTGCCGCTTTTGCTGGATCGCGCGTCAAAACGTCCGCCAGCACCGCCGCCGTTTTACGGTTCAAATACCGCCCTGCCGTATCAAGGATTTTTTCCATGATGTTCAGCTTGCGATCTAAGAAGCCTGACGTGGCGCGTTTGGCTTCTTCAATGTCAGCCGTTGCAATTTTCTTGACTGGCTCTGACGGGCGAAGGCCGGCCATAGCGCTTGCTTTCTCAATGCGGTCGATTTCTCTTGCCACCATGCCAAAATCGGTCAAGACTTCGGGCGGGACTGCGGATAGATCAACATCTAACGCCACGACAGGCTTAGTAGCACGCGCTTCGACCGATTGAAGTGCTTTTTGATTTTCAGTCAATTCAATTAGCCGATCATAATACGGCTTGTCTATAACGCGGCGGATTGCGTTTTTATTTTCGGTCAGATATTTAAGCGCCTCTTCAGGCGTCCGTTTGTCAATAAGCCTAACCGCGCGGTCGACGATTTCTTTTGTGAGGGCTGATCTGCCAGCATCTGACAAACGACGTAAACCAGCCTGCATAGCCGCCGGATCTTTAAGCATCACGTCAACGAAATCCGACCCTTTGCGGAGCGCTTCACCTGTGCTTGTGCGGAAGAATGCCGCCTCACGATCAAGTTCGGCGCGTCCAGCGCGCAGCATTTCGGCCTGTTGGCGAACAGGTGCTAACAGACGTTCGCCGTCTATGCCGATTGTTTGAAACTGACGTTCGTATTTACGAAGAAAGTCGTCTATTCTTTCAGGATTAACTGCGCCTGATGTCTCTACAATCCCAGCGCTGGGGCTATGCGCCATATCTAAAATGCCATGCTCCATAGCATTTCGCGCGATAGCATCATCGCCAAACGTCGCGGCGAACTGGGAAGCTGTGTCTTCATTGGCTAAAAAACCCTCCACAGTTTTGGACGGGATTATGCCGGACTGATTCTTCTTAGTCGTCCGAAATACGTCGTACGCAACGCCAGTCTTAAATCGGGGGACAAACTCAGTTCTGTATGCGTCAAGCGCTGCGCCATATTCTAGCTTAGCGCGCGTAGGAATACGGCTCTGATCGACAGCCGCGTCAATAGCATCGTGCAACGCATGTAAATCACCGAGGTCTTTCCCCGATACTTGTGCCGCCGCTATATCTTTATTGATTGATTTACGGACACGATCAATTTCTTCTAATGTCGCTCCGCGCTCCAATCGTCGAAGATCGCGTATAGTTCTATTAGCCACGCCGAGCGGCACATCAGCTAAACGGCTACCTAGAATATCCTCTGCGGTTTGAATTATACTGCGCGTAGGTATAGTGACATTTCCCGCAGACGCGAATGCGGCTTGATATAACGGCTGGATACGATCTCTACGGAATGTATCGCGTAAATCAACGGCGCGAGCGGCTACAGCTTCGCCAGGAGCGCGCTGGCCGACAGCGGGGATCATAGCGCCAGCGGCCTGTTCGCGCGGTACAAACGCAGCTTGTGCTGCCGCTTGTTCGCGCAAAAGGCTGTTACGAACTTCATCAAGCTGCGCTCGCGCTTCGGGCGACATAGCGCGGCCTTGCTGAACAATTTGCTGGTCAATAGCAAAAAGTTGTTGCTGGATAGCCTGCAATCGCTGTTGTTCGCGGGTAAGCGCTTCGCGACCTATAGCTGTCTCACCAGTCGTGAGATCGGCTTCAAGTGTCGCCAGCTTTGGTTCGTAAAGTCTAGCTTCAGCTAAACGTTGCGATGCTGGAACTTGACCAATAATGCTGGCTGGCTCCTGCCGAAAAGCCGCCGCAACATCTTCAGGGCGTCCCATAACAGACTCATATAGTTTGTTCGCCGCTGCGCGTTCTGCACCGCCTTGTGAAACGATAGGCGAAACAAACTTTTCATACCCAGTCGCAATGCCTTTGCCCGCCAGTTCAGGAAAGGCAAGCGGATTAGTAAATCGTGAGACGGCGGCGAGATCCGCTGCGCCAGTTAAACCGCCCAATCCGCCGGTAAGCCCCGATACCGCCGACAAAGCGCCAAGCGGATCTTTTTTAGCGAATTGCGCCGCACGTTCTATGGCTTCAACAGGCGACGTGACGGCGCGCATAATGCCTTTATGCACCGTCTGCGGGATAGCTTCGACAGCCGCGCCAGCTACTTTTGGCCAACTCTCAGGAGACATGGCAAGATTGGCCAGCTCATAACCCGCCGCGCCCATGCCTACAGCGCTCTCAGGAAGATTAAGCGCGGCTTCGCCCATACCCGCAACGACTTCTTCAGGCGACGGCGCGATACGTTCCGCTATGTTCGCCAGTTTTGCGACCGCCGGGCTTTTACGGACAGACTCTAAAAATCCGACCTCACCTGTGACTTGAGGTTGTTTGGCCTCGAACCCGCTAACGTCATAACCTTTACCGCGCAGCTTATCTATAAGCTGCGATCTGGTCATGTCTTCAGGCACATTCTTAATGACCGCGCCGTTAGGAAGCCGAACGTCCATTAGTCCCTCATCTGGTCAAGATCAATGGTGCCTTCTAACGGCTTTAACTTAGGCTCTTCGCCAGCTTTACCACGCCCGCGCGGCGACTCAAACCGCGTTGCTTCGCCAGTGCCGAGAAGCTGATTGATTGTGTTTAAGCGGCGCGTCGCAGACGCCAAACCTTCGGCGCTAGGTTCGCCGCCAACAATCTTCTCAAACGCTTCCATTTCCTTGGCGGCGTCCATCTGGCGCGCGGTAAGCCCAATAGCGCCTGCAATACGTTGCCGCATGATACCAGCAATCGTGCGAAGGTTATTATATTCTTCGGCGACCTGAGAATCGGAAAGACTACCAATTGCAAGACCAGCTCTAGTAGCCCGCGCTTTGGCTTTCCAATTTTCAGCCGTAGGATTGCCCGCGACTGTAAGTCCACCGGCTTGAGCAAGCCGCCCAAGACCTTGATTGGCAGCTTGAACTGTTTCAGCAAGATCAAACTGTGATTGAACTTTAGACCGATCTTCAGGCGGCACTTGGCCAAGAAGTGCGCGACGATCCATAGTCCGTTTGACAATCTGTTGTTCAGCAGAAAGAGGCGCATTTACTTCGCCTGCAATCGGTTGCATACGGCCTTGATTGACAAACGCATTCGTCGGCCCCGGTTCTGGCGGAGCCATACGATTAGAAGGAACAAACGTCGGTTCAGTTTCAGAAAATTCGCCCGGACGTCCTGTGCCGTATGTAATGGTTTCGCCGGCTTTGCGAACAACAGGTTTTTTAGCTTCGGCAATGGTTTCTGGCGTCGACATGATTGCTTCGACCGCTGCTATATCGGGCCGCGCGCCAAGTCGTTTACGAATGCTGTCGGGTAGATCATTATAAACCTGCGCGTATTGCGCCGCAAACACGTCTGGTTCGCGCGCCATATACGCTGGGGCTAACAACCGTTGAGCAGTTTTAATATCTGTTTCAGTTCGCTTGCCTTTAGCTTCGCCGGCTTCAGCTTCAGCCTTACTTAATGCTGATGGAAATAGCTGACTTTTTTGCGCTATGTCTTGGCCGATAGATTTTCCGCGCATGGTTTCAGCTTCAAAACCCGCGAACGGCGTTATATATTGCCGAAAATACGCGGGGTTAGTGCGCGCGATTTCCATTAATCCTTGTCTTGTCAAGGGATTAAACCCCGGCCGCGCAAATAATCCGGCGGTCGCCGCGTCTTGCTGCGCTTCGCGCTGAGCTTGCTCAAGCTGCATTTGCGCGAGCGCGTTCTGCTGCTGGCGATAGCTCATCGCCTGCATCGTCGCAAAAGCGTTCATGGGGTCGAAGCCGCCGCCTTGGGCCTGCGGGACGCCAGCGGCTATGTCATAACGAACGGGCATGATTTATCCTTTAGCCGAATAAATTACCGAAGAAACTACCGTCCGAATTATAACCCGGTTGCGGGCCATAACTGCCGAAAGACTTCTGCGCCGGTACGAATTTATTCATCATGCTATACATCATATAATTCTGCGCCGGAGCCTGAAGCGCCTGACCGAGAGCGCTCGCGCCGCCCATGTAGCCAGACGCGCGGGCCTGACCGGCATTTTCAGCCGCTTGGCCGTAGGGATTCATCAGCATCGCATTGCCGATGTTTTGGCCTGTATTGGCGTACATATTCGCCGCCGCGCCAGCCAACTGGCCTTTACCTTGCGCCGCGCCCAAACCCGTGCCAACGCCGCCCTGAAGCATTCCAATCACATTGGCGCGGTTGGCCATGAAACGGTTGTAGGCGTTGCCGTATTCAGTTGAAGCTAGACCTTGGCTATAATCCTGAATACCTTTCAACATTGAGCCAGACAAAAGATCGCCTCGCGCCGCCGCCGACTGCTGAAGCGCCTTCATGCCCTGCTGTTCACGAAACTTATAGCCGGGGTCCATCTGAAGCTGCGCGATGGTGGGCTGCTCCATCAAACTGCCAGATTCCGCGCCGGGGCGCAGGCCCATTAAAGTCGCATAGCGGTTAGTCGCTTCTTGACCAAACTGCGTATAAGGGTCGTAAGCCTGCGCGCCTTTTTCGAGCGCCGCCGCGCCCTGACGTTGAGCCTCTTGCTGAGCCTGAATAGCCTGTTGCTGCGCAATAAGTCCATACAGACCCGATGTCTGCGCGGCTTGCTGTTGAGCGCCGGCGGCGCGCTGCGACGCGCGCGAACCCATAAGGCCGCCAACGGCGCTGGCGGCGCTACTACCCAAAAGGGCTAATGTGAACGGGTTCATTACGTTATGATCCTTCCGCTGGCGCGTATATTAATCGCACTAGCCGTTCCTGCCAAGGTCGAGATAAAATCGCCGGGAGCCAGCGCTGCGCCAACCAATTCAGGAAACGTATAGACTTCGTTAGGCTGCAAAGTCTTTGTTTTCGTTATGATATTGCTGTTACCGGCCGTCCCGGCCGAAGTCACCAGATTGACGCTGATCGTAGCAGCCGCTGCGCTGTAGTTTGTAGCCGTAAACTTATCGATAAGCGTAGTCACGCCCGTCGAAGTATATTGCGTCGTCTGAGAGCTTTCGGCAATTTTGGCCGGGATTAGGACTGCTACTGTTACGGTCATATTAGACTCCTTGGAGTGTCGGCACGGACACTAAATTCATAGTGACAATAACAGAAGGCGTGCTAGGACGCACCGGCCCTGTTTGAGCGCCGATATACTGGATAGTAGTAGTCGCGTCATTTGTCGCCCACATTAGCTCAACATACTCATCGGCGGCTAGATCTATAAATAGATTAAGCGCGCCAATGTTATGGCCATCAACGCCGGCGTGTTTTGAGGGGACTGAAAATTTACTGTTTGTGGCTGTTACATTAGATCCGTTCTTGCGTAGCCAAATGTCAATATCATGGATATTAGCATCAGTATTGACCATCTGCACGCTAAACTGCACGTTATAAACGCCGGCTATTTCAGCTTTTAACTTAGACGCGCAAGTCCCGGTAATCGTTGTTGATCCAACCGTCTGCGCCGTGCTTACAACGTATGTGCCAGTGCTGCCATCTGTGCCGCTTGATTGAGATACAATGCGCGTCCCTGCCGTGACGCCGGTGCCTGTTATAACCATGCCAGGATAAATAGGCCCAGATCCTATGGCCGTGACTGTCATAGTCGTAGACGCCGGGCCGATAGACGCCGTAAAAGATGCTGTGCGGTCAACAAACGTCACATTTTTACTGTACGCCGTAGAATCATAAATTAAGGGATACGCGGTAGTCGTAGACCCATCCGACTGATTTGCGGTGCTATAAAAACAACCGTAGACATATTGAGGTATTTGCGGCGTCGGTCGCGGAGCCAATTCTAAAGCTTGAACGTCTTTAGCCAGCTCCATAAGATCGCTTTGCGCCTGCGAAAGTGCGTTCGGCAGACCACCAAGATTAGACTCTAATATCGCCAGCGCGGCCTCATAAGACGTTAGTGCAGACGCCGTAGCCGGTGCGCTATCAAGTATGTCTTGGCTATCGTTCTGCGCTGTCCATAAGGATAAAAAAAATCTATACCACTCGCGAGAGATCGCGCCGGTGCGGGGATCAATAAACGCTACGCGCGGCGGCGTTATCTGAGTAGGGTTTATCGCCATTAGGCGTTCGTCCCGCTAAGTAAAAGCTCAGCGCCCATGATATACAGCCGAACAGGATCAGTGCCTGACACTTCATAAACCCGGTCGCGGATCTTTAACGTCATGCCAAGACGCCGCCAAATGGTGCGATAGCCAAACTGGCCTATCTTTCCCATGTAGCGCCAGTTCTCATTCGACCATGTATGGCCACCGTCATCAGACCATCGCAACATAGCTTGGGGGTCGCTGCCTTGGCCTAACACAAGGCCAACACCTGTCTCACAGTCAAGCTGAAGACTATGCTGCGTCGTGCGTTTTAGATCGTTCTGGCCTGTCGGCAACGCTCGCCATGACCGGAGCCATTTTTGCGGCTGGCCATTATCGGCGTAAACATCAAGATCGAATGTATAAATATTGCCGTTTTGGTAATCTCCAACAACGATGTTGTTGTCGAAATTACACATATTATTGGCGCGATGACGGCTGAACTCGCCGTTATTGAACGCGGCGCGTTCATGCCAAACGCCAGTCGACGCGTCATATACCCAGGTAGTATTGGCGGTCGGAAAGTTTAAAACATAAAAGCTATGGCCGTCTTGCTGGTAAGTATAGCCGACAGCATCGCTAATATCGCTATACTGCTGGATCTGCCATTCGACGGCGTGCGTAGAAATACGCTGGCCGATATAGCCGGCGGCTTTATACACCATGCCATTACCGCGCTGATCGCGGCCAAGCCAATAAACTTGGTTGTCCATCTTGGCGACAGAATACGCTGCCGCGCAGCCTAGCTCGTTGAACGCGCCTTGAATGCGCGTGAGCGGGAAATCCGGCTGGCCGGCGTTATACCAAACTTCCGTGGTGTCCGTGCCAAGAACCCATAACTCACGGTGATCCGTATAAACCGCGACGACGCCATCGGGCGAACCTTCAGCGCTGGCAAAATCCAACGGATCTATTGACGTGCCGTCTAAAAGCGCCGTCACCCAGATCTTTTGGCTATTGGGCTCGTTGAAGACAAAATAGCCGTCTAAATATGTGACTGTGACTGCGCCGGGAAAATCAGGGTCCGTGATCTTTCCGAATGCGCCGGTGCTTTCGTTATAAATATAACCGTCGGGATTGGCGGCGATAAAGATTTGCGTGCCATTGTCAGCTATGCTGACCGGACCAGAACCACTGACGGTGCCGATGAGCGTCGGCGTAGCAGTCAACCCGGTGAGTTTATAAAACTCATTGCCAGACACGACGTAAAAATCGCTGCCGTTTGTTTGATGCGCCCATAGCCCCCGGATAGGTCCAGTGCCAATAGTTTGCTGAAAGTTCAGCCCAGGGCAACGCTGAAGAAACGCCGGTTCTTTACCGCCTTCTGGTACAATTTCAGGGAAGAGATTGACCATACGATTGTCGGCCGCGTTGACGGATCGAGCGACATACGCAGAGCCTAGAATCGGCGTTTTCATCAGTAATTGCCCGCGTAGATGTTATAGCGCTGACGTGTGCCAACGATGCTATAAGGCAGCGCCATGATGTCATCGGGGTTATTGATACGCTTCAGATTGCGCTTGCTATACATTGCAATACGTTGCACTTGCGCGGACGGCTCGACGCCAAATTCAGGCGCAAGTTCACACGCCAGATTATAACGAAATGCGCGAAGATAGCCCGGCGGAAAGGTCAGCGGCGTGGACAAAACAGCCGGCTGCGTTAGCTCCTCGACCGAAATGAAATGCCATTCCAGAAGCCGCAACGGCACCGGATAGATAAACATTTCGATGTTCGGGTAGGTCATGTTCGTAAAAATGACCTGCGGATATGTAGACGTGACCGTTTTAACAGCGATACCATCGTATTGCTGTTGATTGATGAATTTGATCCCGTAACTTACATTTGTTTGCGGATCGCGAAAATACGTTGCGTCATCAAGTAAAACAGGTCGATTACCGACAAAATCACCTGTTGGGCCAAGCGTCCGGCTAAGAGCGCTTGGCGGCCAAAGAAATGTTTGATCCTGAGTCGAAAAGACCGCCAGACGCTCTGTGTTCCATGAGTCGATCATCTGGTTCAGGGCTATCAGCGCGTCCTGCGATGTCGCGGCTGAAGGCGTTTCGCCTTCTGCGAGGACGCCCAGAAGTCTCAGGGCTCCGTTGATCTGATCGCCCGCCGTCGTTGTCATTTGGATCGAACCTTTCCCAGCCGTTTTCTTCGTCGGCTTCGGCTTCCATTTCTAGCGTGGCAATCTTAACGCCATGACGCTCATGACGCAAATAAATCAGGGCCATTTTACACCTATGGAAAGGGCCAGGCGGGCCGTAGCCCGCCCGTAAGGTTATATTAAGACGCCAGAAGCGGGACTGAATACCAAGTCGTTGCGTCATATGCGATGAGCAGCGAGGAAGTATTGGCTGCAAGCACATAGTTGGAGTCAACTGTGATTGCATTGATGCCGTCGCCCGTAGCAGGCCATACTTTCAAAACAGCATTAGCGCCATTTTTAATGATGACCGTGCGCCCTGCAATAGCCGCTGGAAGTTTAACGCCTTTAGTAGCGTCAGCCGCTGTTACAAGCGTAAGCCCGTCTGATATTGATGCGGCGTCGGACTGTGTTGAGCCAGTCGCAGCTACAGTAGCCGTCTTTAGATAAAGACCGCCAGTTGTCGTGATGTCGCTTGCGCTAACCGAAGTCGCGCCAGATATAGTGCCTCCGCTGATCGTCGCGCCCGTAATGGTTGTGCCACTTACGAGTTCGGGATCAGAAAAGGCAACACCTACAGGTTTTGTGTTTGGCATTGCCTTTATCCTTTATTACGAGATGCGGTAAAGCGCCCAAGTGGTAGCACTGGCCTTACGAGCGCGATAGCGCTGTGTCGTTCCAGCAACAGCCGCAATGGTCATCAGACCCTGACTACCAGAGGTGCCGATTGACCAACCCGTGTTTGTCGTCACAGTGATAACGCCAGAGCTAGAACCATCGACGTTGATGATCGAGAAGTCGAAGGTTGCGCCAACTTTAACGACCGCTATAAGTTCGGCTTCAAGATTAGCAACAGTCGGAAGCGTGTAAGCCGCCGCTGAAGCACCTGGGCTGCCAAGAATCAAGCCACCAACGACCTGTGCAGCCGTAAGCGTGGCCGCGCCAGCGGGGATAGCCGCCGGAGTTGGCGTATTGATAAAATTGGTGCCAGACAGATTGCCGTCACCGACCTGGTAGCCGCCTTCACCATTCGGAAGAGCGCCGTAAGGGCCAAACGTCTCAAGCGGATAAGCCGCATTCGAAGTAGTCGTCATGGATTAACTCCTTGAATTAGAAGAAGAAGGGGCCGAAGCCCCCTCTAATGTTAGCCCCACAGACGGACAGCCATCTGCGGACGAATGACCGAATAGCCATACAGCACGTCAATACGGCACGGCAGGCGGTCGTTGTTGATGTCATACTGACGCACGACGCGCAGGCTGATACCATTATGGACCTGACGCGAAGCCATGTCGACGCCCTGCGGCATAAGCAGATCGGCGGTGGCGAACGCGATGGCGTCACGATGGTAGATCAGGTTCTGCGGATACTGCGTCGAAGCAGAACCGTAGAAGGTGACAGCCGCGCCGGAAACCGGCAGAGCGTCGACCGTGGCGAGAGCCTGGCCAGCCGAATACATCGCCGGGACAGTGACCGAAGCCGTGGTGGACGCCGTAACGTCAGCCAGAGCCACGAACTGATACAGCGAGCCGGTCGACTCGCGAGTCTGCGGGTTGACGGCGTAAACGCTGCCAATCGTGAACACGTCACCAGCCTTGATCGTCGTCGAGCCAAGGCCCGTCAGAACGATGGTCGTCGAACCTTCGGTCGTGACCGAGGTGCTGACCGTCACGGTGCCGGCGCGCGAGCCGGTCGTGAACTGCTTGACCGACTGCGACATATTCAGCTCGTCATAGCCGAGGATGCCTTCACCGAACATGCCGTTCTTGAACTGCTTGCTGATAGCCGAAACCGGGTTGAACAGGCCCTTCATGCCTTCGATCAGCGCGGCGTTAGCAGCCGGATTGACCGTCGCATAGCGCGGCGACATGACAGCGGCGTTCTCGTTCAGCTTCTGCTGCGCCTGCAACAGAACGAGCGAGGTGGCCGGAGTCGTGCCGGGCGTGCCGACCGAGTTGCCGATGTATTTGAACGAGTTCGCAACGTCAGCGTCGATGCTGGCGGCGAGCTGCGAAATACGCGGCTTCAGCACACGTTCCGCGAAGTCGTCCAACTGCA